TACTTTGTAACATAGCTATTTGTTCAAGCTCGTTTTTAAGTTCTTTTTTAATCATTAAAGTAGTGAAGTTTTCGTGACTCATTTTATTTGTTTTTTTTATAAGAAGTTTTCAACTATTTCTTTTACATTTTTCAAGTATTCTACATCTTTTATGTATTCGGACTTACATATATCTTTGTAAATATACTTGTTTCTGAGTGAGTTCAACTCTTTGTTTAAGAAGTGTTTTCTCATAATTTTATTCTCCATCAAGTTGATGAAGTTTATTAGTTGAACTTTTTTGTCGTCAGGTACTATTTGTGTATTCATATTCAGTCTTTTTATTTTTTATTTTAAGTTTTCAAACATCTCTAAAAGTTCAGGTATGTTATATCCACATTTTTCAATCGCTCTTGATTCAAGGCTTCTTTTGATTCCGTTAGTTGGATACATCTTTTTTACAATTGCTGAGATGATTTCTGATTTTGATTTGAATTTAGTTTTCATATTGTTTCTTTGTTTTTTATTTATATATATTATATATAAAATAGTTTAAAGTCCCTTTTGACTTTTTTTAACTTTTTTTTATATTCCTAGAAATTCTAATTTTTCATTTCTACTTAAACGATTAGCTATAGTAGTATATTTTTCAAAGTCAGGTGAAACCCACTGAACTTCACCTTGTTCAAACATTCTTAAACAAATCGCTTTTTTATAGAAGGCTGCTACATCAACAAATGTTTTTGCGTCTATAAGTTGGATTTTTCCGTTTTTAAAGATTTCGTATGTTCTCATTTTGTTTCTTTGTTTTTTATTTATATATAATATATATAAAATAGTTTAATGTCCCTTTTGACTTTTTTTAACTTTTTTTTAAAATAATTTCAATTTTTTTATAATTTCTTTTATAGATTTTTGGTTTGTGTTGTTTTCTAACCAATCTATATAGCTTGAATCAATTAAATAAACTTCTTTCCAGGTTTTATTTTTATATTTACCAAATCCAATTTTACTATCAGTAATTGTTTTTTTAGGTTTATCTACTGATTCCTTAACTTTTATTCTTGATATAAAGTTAGTTCCGTCTTTATAGGTTACATCACCAAATGTAAATGACTCGTACCATTCCTTTAACGATTTTAAAATTTCATCTGTTAGCTCCATAATTTAATGTCCATTTTTACTTTTATGTTTTTTTGATTAAAAAAACTATTTATATCTTCTAAAAGTCCTGGTGTGTCATCTTTATCTGAGTAATAAATAGCATCAAATAAAGTAAAAAAGTATTTAGAATTTTTAGGTACAATACTATTGAAAATTTCAGCTTCTTTGTTTTGTAAAAGTTTTGATAATGATTGACCATTAGTTTTTATCACTTTTAAACTATTCCAAGTCTTCGGATATAATTCTTTAAACTTTTTATTGTATAATGATGACTCGTTAAAATTAAAAAATATACTTTTGTATAAACCAACTTTTACATTAGACCTCCACTCCTCTTCGTCTTTTGAATAATCCTCACTTCTAGTACTATAAAATTTTAAATAAAATTCACCACTCTCACAATCCTCTTGATAAGTTTTGTCAATTGGTAGATTTTCATCAAGTAAATACGTCACTAAAATCAATGGCTGACTATTTTTTATATCTATGTTATTCATAGGTATATTTAAGTGTTTTCTACTGATTTTACTTATGTTTGAAAACGAGTGATAGACTCTATCAACATTAGGTCCTTTTTTTATAAATCTAAAGTCTTTGGTAGAGAATAGTTTATTGAGCCTCTTTCTTAACCTATTAGTCGTAAATCCTTTTTCTTTCCAATTTAGTATCTCATCTTTTAAGGCATCTGTATAATTTACCTTCAACTTTGATGTTACGGTGTAAATATGTCTTTTATCAATGTTCAGGTCTTTTATATTATCATCTATTCTAACTTCTATACTTCTTTTATTGTCTTCAAAATATACTAAACATAATTCGTTATTTTGTACCCATTTTTCTAGTATTCTATATTTTTTTGTTTCTACACCAGTTTGATAGTATTTACCACTTTCATTCTTTATTGGTGTTATAATTTTATTATCAGCAAGTATGTCCATATACTTCTTGTAATTTTTATCTAAGTTTGATTTTAAATACTTCCAAGATATATTCAAAGTGTTGTCCTCATCCATATTACATTCAAACCATTGTATAAAACTTAAAATCTTTTTTACACTTAAGTCCTTTTTATGTGGATAGTCATCTTTTGAAATCAAAAGAGTCATCAAGTCTATATCAACACAATATACTTTATTTGTGTTTATTTTAGGGAAATACTTACTATCAAAGAGGTTGTTGTCTATTGGTACGATATGTATCATAATTTGTGTGTTTTTTATAAAGTATATATTAAACTTTTATTCTCTCTTTTGTATTTTTTTAATAATTTTTTAATAAAAAAACACTTTTGTTGTAAATACAATAGGATCAAGGATTACCATAAAATTTGTTGAAAAAAGGTGCGGCATTAGTATAGTATTACTCTCAGCCTTTGTTCTCCTTTTATTATTCCTTATTATTATTATTCTTTATTACCTCTAACTGGTCAAGAACCTCAAACTTGTTTAAATTATCTAGATAGTTTTATAGTGAAAAACTTCAAGTAGGTGTCTGAGTTGATTACTTCACGAAGCCCCACGAAGTGAAAAACGAATGACTTGATTTGGTCAAGTTTCGTCAATAAAAAAACCCTTGACGTTAATCAAGGGTCTTAATATAAAAACTAAAATGTTACACATAAGTTATATTCAAGTTGGTTTAAAAAGTTTAAAAAAAATTATAAATAAAATTACTAACCTTTAAAATTTTAATAAAAATCAAGGTTGTGTATAAAAGACGTTTTTTTAGTGCTATATATACTATAAAATTAAGAAAAAACGATGACTACACAACAAAAGTATTACATCAAGTCAGTTAATGAAAGAACTCACTTAAAACTCATACAAGACAAGTTACCTAACACATACGACTATAACTTATATGTAACACCACCTGAAGGTCGTGATATATACGATGGTTGGTTGTATAGATTTGAAAAATATAAAAGTGTTTTAAAAGACCGAACAATGATTGAAATCAAAGTTCGTGATAAACACTATACATCACTACTACTTGAATGGAACAAATATACTGATTTGAAAAAGCTGAGAAATTCAGAAGATACAAAAAAGAATAGAGAAACACTTGTTGATATAAAAAGTAGATTAGTTTATATAAGTGTAACACCTGAAGGTTCTTACTGGTTTGATTTGGACTCACTTGAAAAAGACTTTGAGTGGGTTGAAGAGTATCACAACATTTCAACTACTGAACCAGGTAGAGGAAAAACTTTGAAAAAGGTAACTTACATAGATATAAACAAGGCTAAGAAGATTGACGTTAAAACAGGTCAAGCTTGTGACCCGTCTAAGACAAATCAACTTATACTTGATAGTAAGAGAATAAAAACACAAGGAATAGTATTTTAAATAATAAATAAACTATGGATCAGTATCAATTACAATCGTATCAGTTACAGATAGACTTAGCTGAGATTACAGGAGAAACAAACGAATATAATAAACTTGTTCGTGAAAAACGCAACTGGATCATAGACCAGATTTTAAAAGAACCTAAGGTAGATTATGAACCAGAATACTTTGACGATGAGGAAGAAGAATAAGTTTTGTGTTATAAGTTTTCAACAAAAGTTGAGAATAAAATCGTTTGTTGAAACAGCTAAGCGTCAAGCTTTTTTTGTTGATGTAGAAGGTTTAAACGAGTTGATTGAAGTGTTTGGTTTTATATCAACTTCTGAAACTTCGGACTACTTGACTACTGGTCAGCAGTTAAGTTATATGTGGAAGTTCGTTTATGATTTTTACAGAATGGAAATAGAGAATGTTTGTATAACTCAACTTAGAATGAAAAAGTTGTATATGAGAACTAAAAAACAAAATAGTCGTTTAAAATTAAGGTATGTGAATTATAGAGACCCTAACGGTTTAAAAACTTGTACTAAGTGTAATGAAGATAAACTCGGTAGTGAGTTTTACTGGAGCAAGGACCGATTACAGGCTTGTTGTAAAAAATGTATGTATCAAATTTATGTTGTTCCGAATGCACCCTCAAAAAAAAAGAAAAAACAAAGATCGTGAAAAAAAGGTGTTTTAAAAGTAAATATATAAAAGAAAAAGATAAACTAATATGAAACCACAAATCCTTATTGAAGAGTACGACAGATGTCTGAATAAAATTATAGCAAGTTCGGACCACATTACAAAAATGGCGTTAAACGGAGACGTTGAAGGCGTTGATTTATACAGAGCTTACTTACATACTATGGTTGATAAAGCAATCAAGTTAAAAAAATTACTAAACAATTATGACTACAATCCAAATAGACGAGATGATAGACTTGATTTCTGATACGGTACCAGACTTTTTAGATATAGCTAAAGAGAATGACCGTGAAATGTTCGGTTATATAAACTACCTGGTCATTTTTTCAAAAATACTTGCTCAGCGTCGTGTTTTATGTTTTGCTGACATACAAGGTTTTACAAACGAGTTTTTCAATAAAACGGCTGACTTGATGGAAGTGAGTAGAAATATAACAATGGCTAACCTGTGTTACGATTATATTAAAGACTATTATGAAGATTTTATGAACTACCTTGAAACAATAGAAGAGTATGAAATGTGTGAAAATTATAAAAACTTTTTTATTGAGTTCAATGATAAAACAAAACGAATTAATGACGGACTGGAAACTTGAGTTAATAAAATTTTATGAAAGTGATAGTCTTGATGCCTTGATGAAATCTATGTGTAAGGACAAACGTGATAGTGATGACTTAAAGCAAGAGTTGATTTTATACTTACTTGATTTGGATGAAGTAAAAATCAAAGCTATAGTTGAACGAAAACAACTCTTGTTTTATAGTTATGGTTATTTAAGAAATCAGTATCATTCAAGTAACTCAGAGTTTTTCAGAACATACAGAAACTTTGTGTCTTACGACTTTGACCTGAGTGATTTTGAACCTGAGACTGACCACTCTGAAGTTTTAAACTTACTGGACCGAGTTGAGTGTATATTGAATAATGAAGTTGATTTTTTCAGTTCGTTTTTATTTCGTCAGTATTATTTTGATTGGTTTAATGGTGAAAAATCAAAAACAATAAAAGGTAAAAGTTATAGAAAAATAGAACAAGAGTACTCGTTATCAAAAGACTTTAAAATAGACCATATGTTTATTTATAATAGTGTAAGGGGTACGATGTTAATAGTTAAAGAAAAATTAAAAAAAGAAGGTTTAATATGAAAAAGACAAAATTAATGTTAGGTGATAATATAGAGTCACTTAAAAAACTACCTGACAACTCAGTTGATAGTGTAGTCACAGACCCGCCTTACGGTCTAAGTTTTATGAATAAAAAGTGGGACTATGACGTTCCGTCAGTTGAATTCTGGTCTGAAGTATATAGAGTTTTAAAACCTGGAGGACACGTTTTATCGTTCGGAGGTACTCGTACTTATCATCGTATGGTAGTTAATATAGAGGACGCTGGTTTTGAAATTAGAGACCAAATACAATGGATCTATGGTTCAGGTTTTCCAAAATCTCACAACATCGGTAAGGCTGTAGATAAACTTGAAGGTAATGAAAGAGAGGTTATTGGTGAAAATCCATATAACAAATTAAGAGGTGAAACAAAAGATGGGATTTGGAAAAAAGGAGAGGTGACTGGATTTGGTGGTAAGTCAATGATAGACAAAGGCACCTCACCATATGAAGGTTGGGGCACTGCACTTAAACCAGCAAACGAACCTATTTGTGTTGCAAGAAAACCTTTAAGTGAGAAGTCAGTTGCTGAGAACGTGTTGAAGTGGGGTACTGGTGGAATTAATGTTGATGGTTGTAGGATAAGTTCGCCTGATAATGATGGTAAAATTTGGATAAGAGGCGGAAATGGTGTGAATGCTAGAAGTGGTAGTAAATCAGCACAAGAAAAACCACAATTAAATGGTGAATTAGAAATTGTAGAACCAAATCCTGAAGGCCGCTTCCCAGCCAACATAATTTTAGAGTGTATTTGTGATGAGGTGATTAAAGGTGAGAAAGGTGATGTTAAAAAAAATAATAGAATAAGAAAAGTTGATAATGGTGATGAAAGATGGACTGGTAGAAAAAATTCTGTTGAAGGTATAGACAACTATAACGACAAAGGCGACATTCACACCGATCCAAATTGTCCGTGTCGTTTATTAGACGAACAGAGTGGTGTCCTATCAAATCAATCAAAATCAAAAAGAAAAGGTGGATTTAAGACAGAATATGTTGGTGGTGATAATGTAAATAAATATGAAACATTAGCATATTCCGACAAAGGTGGAGCCTCACGATTTTTTTATCAAGCGAAAGTATCAAAACAGGAGAGGAATATGGGATTGGATGGATTTGAGGATAAGATTATTGAAGGTAGAGATGAAGGACAGGACGAGAGAAATGTGGCTTATAAACCAAGACCAGTCTCACAAAAGAATACACATCCAACGGTTAAACCAGTATCTTTAATGTCCTATCTATGTAGATTGGTTACACCTGAAGGCGGAATTGTTTTAGATCCGTTTATGGGTTCAGGTTCAACAGGAGTTGCAGCACAACTTGAAGGTTTTAGATTTGTAGGTATGGAGATGGATACTGACTATTTTAAAATAGCAGAAGCAAGGATTAACTCATATGAAAAATACGAAAAGTTTAAAAAATAAAAATTAGAAATATGAAAAAGACAAAATTAATGTTAGGTGACAATATGGAGTCACTTAAAAAACTACCAGACAACTCAGTTGATTCAGTTGTTACTGATCCACCTTATGGCCTGAGCTTTATGAATAAAAAGTGGGATTATGATGTGCCGTCAGTTGAATACTGGACCGAAGTATATCGTGTATTAAAACCTGGAGGACATATACTAAGTTTTGGTGGTACGAGAACTTATCACAGGATGGTTGTGAATATAGAAGATGCTGGTTTTGAAATTAGAGACCAGATCCAATGGATATATGGTTCAGGATTTCCAAAGTCACACAATATAGGTAAGGCTGTTGATAAACTTGAAGGTAATGAAAGAGAAGTTGTTGGTGAGAGATTAGTCCCAGACCAAAGAGGTGGTGGGATAAATAGCCAAAGAACGGCAGAAAAAGGATTTATTCCTACGAGGACTATGACTGACACAAAAGGACAATCTGAATTTGAAGGTTGGGGAACCGCTCTCAAGCCAGCAAACGAACCAATCTGTGTTGCTCGTAAGCCGTTAAGTGAAAAGTCAGTTGCTGAGAATGTATTGAAGTGGGGAACTGGTGGGATTAATATAGATGGTTGTAGGGTTAGTGGTATAGATGAAGCAAATGCCAAAAGATTAGGAAAGTCATATAAAAGTGAAAATAGTAATTTAGGTAATTCTTATAATTTATCAAATGAAAAATATAAAGATAATATAACGGTTAAAGTTGGTGGTAGTTTAGAAGGCCGCTTTCCAGCCAACATAATTTTAGAGTGTATATGTGATGAAGTGATTAAAGGTGAGAAAGGTGAGAAGACAACAAAAGAAACAAATATAAATAATAAAGAAGCGAACTGGTTTAGAAGTGCTGGTGGTGATAAAGAAGAAAGATGGAGTTTTAACGACAAAGGAGACACTCACACCGATCCGAATTGTCCGTGTCGTTTATTAGACGAACATAGTGGATTTTTAAAATCAGGCGAAGTTAAACCTCATCATAAAAAGAATAAAACTGCTAATGGTTATCAAGGTAGTTGTTATGGTAAATTTCAAAACGAAGACACTACATTAAAAGGGTATGGTGATGGAGGTGGAGCCTCACGATTTTTTTATCAAGCAAAAGTTTCAAAGGCTGAGAGGAATATGGGGTTGGATGGTTTTGATGAGAAACAAGTATATGGTACAGGTGGTTCTGGTTTTGATGGAATAAGTGGTAGTAATAAACCAACAAAAAATTTTCACCCAACCGTTAAACCAATAAACCTAATGGCTTATCTATGTAGGTTAATAACACCAGAAGGCGGTATAGTTTTAGATCCGTTTATGGGTTCTGGTTCAACAGGAGTGGCAGCACAACTTGAAGGTTTTAGATTTGTAGGTATGGAGATGGACGCAGACTATTTTAAAATAGCAGAGGCAAGAATTAACTCCTATGAAGAGTATAAAAAGTTTATTAAGAAATGACATACGTTCAACAAATAGTAATCGGATTTTTATTAGGTTGGTTCGCGACGAACTTTGAACCTTTCAAGTGGTTTTTAAAACCTATAAAACAATATGGTATATATGTATATTTATATAAACTGGTCAGTTGTCCGAAGTGCTCAAGCTTTTGGCTGACTCTGGTTTTTACTCAGAACATAATTTTAGCCATAGCTTCAAGTTTTATAGCTGACTTCTGGGACAAAAACTTTAATGTAATAAGGTTATGATTGAAAAACATAAAGACCTGATTAGAATGATTGATGCAAGAAAGGCTATACCACCTTCACTTGAACCATTAGTTGTCAGAGCTTACGAGGAAGTGTTTGGACGTGATGAAAACTTTGAAGGTTGGGTTAAGTGTAAGTGTCCGAGTTATGTTAAACTATTCTATACAGAACTAAAAAAACAATTGTTGATATATGAACGACGAATATGAGAAAATCAAAAAATTAAGGTTTAGAGACCGAATCACATCAAGTGATATAAACTTCATACAACAGATGCACCCGAAGTATTGTGGTCATTTACAAAAAAATATATGTTGGCAGTGTCCGGCGAGTATCAGAGAAGCTCTGTTTGATTTGTTGAGGTTTATAGAATGGTATGAGAAAAAAATTCAATTAGAGAATGAAAGTCAAGTTAATACAATCAAGCAATCTGATTTGGTTGGAGAAAGAGATCAACCAGTTTCTACAAAACGTAAAGTTAGAAAATCTACAGATGACAACGAGTAATGGTACTTATATAGTGGTCATTACATACAAATAAATAAAAGTTATGAAACAAAACCCAGAGTTACATAAACGTTTATTACTTGAAGCCTTAGAAAAGACTTTAGGTATAGTAACACCAGCCTGTAAAGAGGTTGGTATAAGTCGTAATCAGTTTTACGTTTATTATAACACGGATCCTGATTTTAAAAAGTCAGTTGATGACATTCAGGAAATTACCTTAGACTTTGCTGAGAATCAACTTATACAAAAAATCAAAGAAGGTTCAGAGCGTTCTATATTATTTTATATGAAGTATAGAGGTAGAAAACGTGGATATACAGAAAGTATGGATATAACCAGTGATGGTAAGTCTATAACTGATATAAGGTTGATACACATCAAAAATAAAAACGAGGACGAAGATGGGGAGAACTCTTAACATACGTCACACAAGTGTTTTTGAAAAGAACTGGAACGCTTATAATGATGAAGAAATTCGTTATATAGTTAATCAAGGTGGTTCTCGTAGTTCAAAAAGTATATCTATACTTCAGTGTATAATCATACTTTCATTACAAAAACGTATTGATGTTTCAATTGTTAGGAAGACTTTAGCCAACGCTAAGTCCATAGTTAAAGATTTTATTGATTTACTTATAGAATATGAAATTTACGACAAGTCGGCTCACAACAAATCAAACAATACTTACACTTTTGAAAACGGAAGTGTAGTTGAATTTTTCGGGGCTGACAACGATCAAAAACTCAGAGGTAGAAAACGTGACTTACTTTTTTGTAATGAAGCTAACGAGCTTGATCAAGACGAATGGGTTCAACTTGTTTTAAGAACAACTGGTAAAGTGTTTTTAGATTTCAATCCGTCTGATACAGAACACTGGATCTATGACTTAGTTAAAGACGAAAAATCCAAACTTATAAAATCAACTTATAAGAACAATCCGTTTTTATCACAAGAACAAGTTCAGTATATTGAGGAGTTAATAAACGTTGATGAGAATTATTATAAAATATACGCGTTAGGTGAAAGACCTACCTCAACAACCAGAATATACTCACACTTCAAACAATATACAGAGAGTCCGAACTCAGACGATATAGTTTATTCGTGTGACGTTGGTTATAACCACTCAATGGTTCTTTTAGAGTGTAAGTTCTCAGGTAATCAAGTTTATTGTAAGGAGTTGATTTACGAGAATAAACTGACCGTAAATGACTTTTTAGAAAAAGTGAAATCACTTAACTTAAACATTTCAAAGCCATTGTATATTGACTCAGCCAGACCTGATGTAGTTGAAGAGTTTAGACGCATTGGATTTTCAAGAGCTCAAGGAGCTTTAAAGGCTGTTAAAGAAGGTATAGACGCGGTCAAGAGTATGGAAGTTTTTATATATATTGAAAGTGAAAACTTGATGCGTGAATATAAACTATACGCTTGGAAAACTTTTAAAGAAACAATTTTAGACGAGCCGGTAAAATTAAATGACGATGGTATGGACGCTTTAAGGTACGCAGTGTATAACTGGAAGATAAACAAGCCGAAAGACCACTTAAGTTTTTATATCGGTTAAAAAACAAAAAATAAAAAAAATATATTTAGAGTATGAAAACAATTTTTATTGATGACATTTCGTATAACATTCCTTCAGATTGGAATGATATAAACTTGAAGACTCTGTTAAAAATCACAGAGCTTCAAAATAAAACTTTTGAAACAGAGTTAGAAAAAAACATTCAATTTATCAAGGCTTTAACAAGTTTAACAGATGAAGTTTTGATGACACTACCAGTTGAGGATTTTAAAACTTTATTAAGTCTTTTTGATTACATAAGTGAATTTCCTGATCCGACAAAAACGATACCAGGTGTATCAATAGATGGTGTTAAATATGTACCTGTTCAATTAAACCAGATGACGACTGGTGAGTTTATAAGTATAGAAGTTTTTCAAAACAGACCTGATCGTGAAGATAACTTACACGTCTTAGCAGCTATTTTAATCAGACCTGAAGTTGATGGTCATATTGAAAAGTTGAAAGACATAAATAATATAAACGATAGAGCGGCTATATTTTTAGAAAAATTAATGGTAGGTGATTACTGGCCGATCGTACAAAGTTTTTTCGTTGGCGCCGCTTCATCTTCTTTGAACAATACTCAGGCCTCTTCGGACCAGCCAAAAAATCAAAGCAAGCTGAGAATTCAAAATTCTTAAAAAAGATGCAGAATGAAGAAGCGGCTTCTTTTGATGACAAATGGATATACCACACTATGATATACAGAATAGCAAATGAGTTGAATTTTAATCCGAATGAAGTATATGAACTTTTGATTTTAGATACTTTAAAC